GATTCCATTAACCGTCGCAGAGAAGGCAGCAGATGATGTATTCAAATTTGGAAATAATTTGTTATATAAAATATTTACGAATCCAAGTGGATGGATTGCTGTAAGTATACCAATGATTTGTTTTTTTATTTATATGAAACATTTGACAAAAAATATAAAATTTTTTTTATGGGATAGAAATCCATTTGTGATGATTTTATATGGAGGATATGTATTTATATATCAATTGATAGCTATACCATCTGGATATATATTAAAATTAATAAATGTGGCATTGTATAACAGAGGTACTATTCCACTAGCTGATGCGGAAGCAAAGGCAGCTGATGCGGAAGCAAAGGCAGCTGATGCGGAAGCAAAGGCAATCGCAGCAGCGGAAGAAGAAGCGAGAAAAGCAGCGGAAGAAGAAGCGAGAAAAGCAGCGGAAGAAGAAGCAAGAAAAGCAGCGGAAGCAGCAGCAGCAGCTACAGCAACAGAATCTAGCTTAGCTCGATTACCACCACCACCTCCTCCTCCTCTACAACAAGGACCACTACAATCATTTTCATCATATGGTATGAGTGCTATTCAAAACCCAATAGGTATTCCTTTAAGAAAATTATTTGCGAAAACATATACTCCACTGGAAAATGAGGCAGCTCAAGGATTATCGTCTTTAATAAATGAGATTAATGAAGACGAATTATCTAATTTATTTGGATTAATGAAAATACAAACACAATCCCAGGGTGGAAAGAAATATAGAAAAACAAGTAAGAATAAAAAGAAAAAAACAAAAAGAAACATTAAAAAAAATAATAAAAAATCTAAACGTCGTAAATAAATAAATAATTGTTTATGTATCAACTATTTGTGTTATCTTTTATATTTTTTTAAAGTCTTTTGTCTATCGATTCTATTTTTTATGGTTCTTTTCCCAGATTTTCCACCTTTAGTTAAACGATATACTGGTTTGAATTGTTTTCTATATCGAACTGGTTGGTTATATTGATTGTATTTTGTAAATTGTTGTTGATAAGGTCTATAAAATGATGGATTTTGTTGATAAAAACGATATGAATTAAATGGATATCGAACTGGTTGGTTATATCGATTGTATTTTGTAAATTGTCGTTGGTATGACCCAGGATAAGGTCTAAAAATAGAAGGATTTCTTATAGGTTTATTATATTTATATGTATCTAGAATAGGTACATCGAAATTAAATCCTAGCCGATTAAAATCTTGAATTATATTTATATGATTAATATCACAAGCTATTTTTTGTTTTTCTTCATCGTTTTCAGCTACATATAATGTTATATTTATATAATATTTTGTTAATGGTATACTTTTTTTATATGGTACGATTTTCATATTTTCATTCCACTCATATGAATGTATTAGATATGGTTTATTATAATAAGTTAATGTATTATCATCATTAAAATAAATTGATAAAATAAAATTTATATTTCTTTTGATAATATCATTTTTTTCATCTTCTGCTTCAGTTGAGGATGATTTATCCTTTTTAGTAGTATCGCCTGATTTTGGTTCTTTCTGTATTAATTTATCTTTATACATTTTAACAATTTTTATTAATTTAATCGGATTAGTAAATACATCTATAAAATTACTAATTTTAAAACTATATTCATCAAATCCTACATTTGCTTTAATTAGAGTGCTTAACGAGATAGGTATATTTGGAATAAATAAAATTTTATCTTCTCTAGATGATTTGTATATCATTCTAGGATTGAAACGTTCTATTTTTGTATTAATATTTCCTTTTAGATTAATTGATATAACTAATTCACTGATATATTTATTATATGATGATAACAAACTCATCTTATAATATATAAATATTATAACATAATATTGATGTATTTATATATCAAATAAATTATAATAATGTATATGATGTGGTATCATGTGCTGACGGTGTTATTGTAGAAGATAAATATGATAACATTTCTAATTGATTGCTTTTATATTTTTGTAATTTTGCTTTCCTTAAAATTTCTTCAGCACGCTTAATTTCATCATCTGTAATAATATTATCATTATTTGTATCAATTAGATATTGTATATTTTTAAATTTTTCAGGTAATATACAAAAATTACTATTTTCATTGAATAAATAGTCCGCTAAAATTATAAATGACGCTGTCATAATAATAGATATAAAAAGGTCTTTTGTTGCCATCCAAACAATCGCAAATATTAAAAACTCTCTAGCAACTTTATTTTTTATATATTCTTCTTGTGATTTACTAAATCTAAAAGTAACATATCTTGAACCTATATTTACTATTAATATCATTAATCCAGCAAAAAATTTACTATTATTAATACTAGATAAAGTATAATTGACTGTTTCGTGTATTTTTTTAAACATAACAATATACATAATATTCAGATATTATTTATTTTTTTTCAAAATCATATTTCGTATTTTATCATATATTTTTTTATGTGTGTTTTCCACAAGTAGACGATATCTTCTAAAAGGCTGTCTAATTTTTTCACGTATATTACCAGTAAATCCTTCTGTAATTGTTGGTATTTTTACTTTAATATAAATAGAATAAAGTAATACAAAAAAAATAGTCAATTTTATTAAATTATTAAAACGTTTCATAAGTATTATATATTATATTAATAAAATACTTATTTATTCCGATGAAATCGCGGTTGAGCTTGTCGGTCTTAATTTTTCTTCTACAGTTATACGTTCTGCCCCACTTGTTATTTTGAAATGACAATTATCTTCACACGGATTACATTTTTCATTTTCTAAATTAAATTTTAATTGTGGGAACGCATTAGTCATGTCAGCGATACTAATTTCAACACCGTCTTTCATTATTTTACTATTTTTACAGTGTAATTTTTTAAATGATGCTATTGGGTCATTTATTTCAGATGTTTCGGATGTATGAGATGTTTCGGAAACATTGGATTTAGAATCTTTATCTTTATTCATATCATCTTCCTTCTTTTGTTCTTTTGATGTAGATGAATTATCTTTAGCATGTTCTTTATCTGATTTTCCTTCATTTTCAAATCCCTCTTTACTATTTTTGTTATTTAGTAATAAAATGATAAAAAATGAAAGTAATCCTAATTTAACGTTTTCATTTAAGACAATATAGATTACGGCTACTAAACTAATTAATTTTCCTAAAGCAGACGAATATATGCCATATAAATTTACTATTAATAATATTAATAAAGCGAAATATGTAGAAGCATGTGTTTTTTTCATTTCTTTAATCATATCATTCAATCCTCTTGCTAAACTCATATATAAATATTCTATATAATTATTCTATTTAATTTTTAAATTTTAATTTTTCATCAATTATCAATTGTTGTTTATACAATTTTAAGTATGTTATAAAATAATAATATCTTAAATTTTTATAAGAATGTCATTTGCTTTTAATGCTGCACCAGTTGATAATCAAAGTTTAAATAATGAAACAAGTTCTATACAGCAAAAAAGAGAAGCAAAATTCAATAAAACAATAAAAAGAAGAGAGCCTTCTAGTCAAGTTGAATCTTTGATACAAAAGATTCATAGTACAAATACATTGGATGATACTATTGAAAATTTTACCCCTATTCCTCCTCCTCATTCTGAGAGTGTTTCAAAAACGATAGAAAAAGATAAACAACGGGTAAATAATGGCAATTCAAATGGAAATAATACAACCAATATAAATAATACAACTAATCCAAATAATATGAATGTATATGAAGCATTTTCACAAAAAGGATTGAACACTGCTGCCGCTGATTATTATCAACAATACATTCCAACACATTATAATAAAATGAGTGAAAATACAAGTGGAAATAGAGAATTATTAGAAAAATTAAATTATATGATTCATTTATTAGAAGAACAACAAGAAGAAAAAACTGGCCATGTTACAGAAGAAATTATATTATATTCGTTTTTAGGTGTATTTATAATATTTATCATTGATTCATTCGCAAGAGCAGGTAAATATGTAAGATAAACAAATATAATCAAATCATATCAGTGTAAAAAATAAAATTAGTATATATAAATAAATTTGTTATGTTTGACAGTTTTTGAAGCATAATTATATAAAAAAAAAGCAGTCGGTGAAATAAAAAACGGTTCTTTTGTAGTTATATGTTTAATAATTTCATTATTATGTGAAGTATCTTCAATTAATAATATTTTTGAATTTAATGATTTTGAAATATTATAATATGCTTGTGTAAATCCTCTATAGAATAATTTTGTAGTATCATGTTTAATTGTATTGATAGATGATATACATTCAATACTTTTTTTATTATTGTATAATGTATCTGTATTTTTAAAAATATAACAAGATAATATATTCGTATTTTGTTTCAACAAATATACAAATACAGTTTTACTTTCAATGAGAGAAATTAAATTCGATAAATGTGGTGTTATAACACAATCAAACATTTTTTTATAATTTTTAAAAAAATCTAAAAAATAATGAACAGACGATTTGTTTATTTTGACTATTTCCACTGAAGCATCCGTTATTTTATAAACATCTATTTTTTTATAACCATATGTATAATAAAAAGACAAAGGAACAATACCATTTATTTCGCCTTCTCGTTTGAATAAACTTACTTTTATTTCTTTATTATTGTGTCGCTGATTCAATTCATGGGTTTGAATAACTTGTGGCGCAATACCTTTCTTTCTATATAAATTATGAACACATAAATAATCAACATAATATAATGGAAATGATTTATCATATAATGTAATATATAATGGTCGTGTTGTCATAAATCCGATTATTTCTTGTGTGTTTATGATGTGATTGTTTTTATAATCAAATAAATTCATATCAGTTGAATAAATAGAAATAAACGATGGATATACATGATTCTCAAAATTAGATTCAAATGATTCTATTGATGGAAGATAATTAACTTCATGAGTTCTTAAAAAATATGTTTTAAGAAAATTAATAATGAATTGTTTATCAAGACTAGTTAATTCATCGTATTTAAATGTTTTAATTTCTCTCATATTACAATATTTATTAATACGAGGAAGGTCTTCATTTATAATTCTATCTGACAAAATCCAGTAGAAAATATTATAATAATGGAAAACAGGCTGTATATTCCAAAAATGATATTTTATTTTCACATAAGTAAATAATATTAAATATACTATTATTAAAAAAATAAAAAAATAAAAAATATAATTCATTTATATTAAAAATAAATTATATTATATTTAAAAACTTATTCGCAAAATAATTATACTGGTTTTTGTAATATATATAAATATTGATTATCATATTGACAACTAGACATATCAATTTGTGCGTTTTCAATAAATCCTACATTTCTAGCTTTGGTAATAATATTTTTTTGGGTATCCATATATAATTGATGTGTATTTTCTCTCACATTTCCATTTGTTGTATCTTTGAAAATCTCTCTATAAATTACAAAATCATTTGGATATACTCCCATGTCTGCTCCTCTTGGGTCAAATTGTCCCTTATATGAAAAATTATTAAATACTACATTACTTGTTTTAATTCTATCCTTTGAATAATATTGTGGAGAATAAACCATAAATGGATTCGCTGCAGGAATAATAGGGTCAAATGTTTCTTTATCAACTAAATGTAAAATAAGATAACCACCTGGTTTTAACCATGACATACAATTTGAAAAAAAGGTTGCTTTATCTTTTATGTAATATATTGTAAAATATAAACATGTAATATGTGTAAATTCTCCAGGTTGAAATTCCATTGAATTCATTGCGTCGCCTACTTTAACATTAATATCTGGATAATTTTCCTTTGATAATTTAATCATTGCTTGTGATTTATCTATTCCAATAACATCAAAGCCTTTATCTTTTAATGATTTTACATGATGTCCTGTACCCGAACCAATATCTAATATTTTACTAGATGATGTAGGCGTTGTTTTGTTGATAATTTCACCAATTTCAAAATCATTCTTAACATTACTGTAGACTAAATCGTCGTATATTGAAGCATAAAAATCATCAAATATTCCTTCTCCTTTTTTCTCTACATATTTCTTTTCAAAAACAAATCCTTCTTTTACAGGTTTATTTGGATTAAGTAATACAAGTAATATTAAAAATATCGAAAGTATTAAGGTTATTTTAAACCAAATTGTTCCTTTTGAAAAACTATTTTTGACTATTTTTAATGATTTCAAAAACATTTCTATATATGTATTATTATTATTTTTTTTGTATTAAAATATTTTATGAATGATATTGAAATAAATGACATAAGAAAAGCTTCAGATTTTAAATCTATTTCATTTTCAAGTTATAAAACAACTGCTGTTGTAAAAGAACTTCTAAATAGTATGGTAAATTGTAAAATAGAAGCAGCATGTTATTGGTCCGCAGAATTAATATGCGCTGGTCATTATTCCGAGTTATGGAATACAATATTAATTTTCATAGGTAAACATATCCATTTAGGAAATCCTAAATTACCTATTTATATTGAAAATAGATTCAATAAATTCAAGGATATAGTGTCAAATGGATATATAGATAATGAATTGTCAATGAGAAATAGCGAAAAAATACGAAAATTATTCGCTGAAATTATATGTGTTCTATGTTTTTCAAAAAAAAAACACAGCATAGACCCTATTAAAATAAAAAAAGAGGATGAATTTGATATGGTTAATATGACAAGTAAATTTAAAGCACCTAGTATAGATTTTGCCCAAGAAAGTTTTTTAAAAGATGACCCAAAAGAATTATTTATTCCAATAAATGAATTAGCGTATACAATTTCTACACAATCAAAAGACACTATTGCTGCTTGTAAATGGATTGAATGGATAATTGAATTTGAACGTTTATGTAAACGAAAAAAGGAAAAGTGTATTTGTGAAAGAAGAACATTTGCTCCTGTACAGGAAAAATTTCAAATGGATATTGTTTGGTTAATATGGGATGTTTTATTAAAAGAAACAATGAAACGTAATAATGAATTATGTAAACGTATTATCATGTCAATTATGAATATTTTTTCTATAAAATACACACCTGCTGTTAAAAAAAGAAGAAGATTTTTAATGTATTTTGTAGTTGGATTATTAACTGAACAGATTAATTATAATATAGATATTATTTCTAATAAAGAAGAAGTTGATAAAATCGTTTCAAAAATAAATGTGATATATAAACAAATCAAAAATAATGAAGAAAAACCGAATACTGATTATTTATTTAATGGCATGGAAAAAAGTAATTTAGAAAAAACAATTGAACGATTAGATAAAATGAAAGAATTAAATACGATTATTCCAAAAATATAAAATTTAAAAATATAAATAAATGAAGCTATATGATTGATTAATTTTGTATTTTTACTTTATAATTCTATATTATAAATATACATATGGAAAATGTTAATTATTCATCATCATTAAATAATGCTGTTCCTAATAATAATTTATATTCAAATGGCTCTCCTAATTTATCAGATAAAACAATTACTTTAACATGGGGTAAGATATTTAGATATCTAGCAATTATTGTTATTCTATCTATTTTAGGATTAAATTTATTTTCATATTTAGGAATTGCTACTGAACTTGTTTCTAAAATAACTGCCCCTTTTGTAAGATTATTTGGAATTGCTGCCGCTGAAACAACAAAAGCAGCTGTTAATGTAGGAGCAACAGGTGTTAAGGCAGGTGCTGGAGTCGTTGCGGGCACAGCCGATGTAGTAGCAGGTGCTGTAACTGGAGGAGTGAATGTTTTAGAAAATACATTATCAAATGGATTATCTAAAAATAATATTGATAATAATTCCATTGTTTCTATTAATAAAGCATTGAACAGTGCTGAAAAAGAAATGATAAATACACCTATGCCCGATGAAACTGGAAGCGAAATACAAAGAAGTAAAATTGCTGGAAAAACAGGTTACTGTTTTATAGGAGAAGATAGAGGAGTTAGAACATGTGTTGAGGTTACTGAAAATGATAAATGTATGTCAGGCGACATATTCCCCACGAGAGATATATGTATTAATCCTAGTTTAAGACAATAATTTTTATATTATTATATTTTATAATGTCTGGTAATTTAAGAAATACATCAACAATTTCTAATTTAGGAGGCGGTATTCCCGGCTCTCAACCAAAATTACTTGGAGGTGGTGCGAATTCAACAAGTGATAGTGGAATGGTAGGAGGCGGTGAACGAAGTTTATCAAGAGCATATTTAAGAAAGGCATTTGGT